GCCACGAGCAGGACCACCACCATATTGTTGAATGTTTGCATCCAGTGTTCCATCAGATTCATGATAAGCAATAGGCTTAATCACCTTATTGAGAATGTCATCAGGACTAATCCCTTTTTGGGTTGCTGCTAAGTCTAAAGCCTCTGTTAAGTTTGCTTCTGTTTCTAAGTCATATTGTTTTTCAGACGCATTTGCCACTGCAATAATACTCCTTGCAATCTCTGCTTGTTGTTTAACTGTTATACCACGTCCTGATACAGCAGGGCCAAACAGACCCTTCTCATTTAATCCTAATTCATCTAAGATTTCAGGAGAACCAGCTAACAATCTTTTAGCTTCTTTAATTGCTGATAGGTTAGTATATTGCTTCTTAGTATCTTCATAGGCTTCATCAAAGAATGTACCAACACCTTCTTCAGATTGAGATATTAGAGGCAATACTCTTTGTATGTTACCTATAACGCTTTGAGGGTCTTTAGTATAATCTTGTTCACCTGTAAAGGCTCTTCCAATAATACTTAGAATACTCTCTGTAGATTCAGGTTGTTGTGTCATCATATCTTCTGGAGATAACATCTCATCCTGAACAACAGGAGCTTGAGGCTCTTCTACTGTTGGTTCAACAACAGGGAAGAACTCACTAATAAGTTCTGGAACATCTTCACCAAGCCTTGCTGCTTGTAGTCTTGCTTCTGCTCTACGTTCTTGCTCAGTCATTTGTGATACTTGTACTTCATAGTCAAGAATAGACTGATCAACAGGAGGAGGTTGATTAAGGTCAAGATTAGCGTTCCGTGCTTCTGTTTTTATCTGAGACATAAGATTAGTTACAAAGTTTTCATCAGTCAGTAGTTGTGTTTTACTAACAGTTTGTATAAACCCTACTACTTGTCCACTACCATTATAGACATTAAGTCTTAACGCATTACGATTTAATGGGTCATTAGAAAAACCAAAAGCTAAATCACCATCATCTGCTGCTGCGTAGTTAATCTTTAAGTAGTTTTGTAAAGCAGAGCTTTGACTTAAAAGATTACTAATAGTATCTACAGTTTCTACTAAAGGCACTGTTACATTAGGGTCTGTGTTTAACTGCTTTAGTGAAATCTTTACTCCATTTGAAAGACTATGAATAACATGATCAGCTTCAAATATTGTTGCTGCTCTATCTAAAGCATCGTCTTCACTATAACCTAACTGCATAAAGATACTTGCTGTATTAGCTATTTCAAGAGCATTGGCTGCATTATTAATTGATTCACTGTGGTCTGTTGATAAAGGACTAAATTGGTTTAATTGTGATTGCGCCTTTTCTTTTAGCTTAGTAGAAGGAGCTAAGTCAAAGTTAACGCTTTGTGCTAATCCAATATCTTCTACAATATCTTTACCAACACCAGCATCACGATTAAGAATACTAATAACATCAAAAAGCTTTTTATGATCTGGAGAAAGAAGATTTTCTGGTATCTCAATATTATACGCCATAAGCTCTTCTACTGCATAGAAGGCGGCTGCTGCATTTTTAGCCTTTGTAGCATCTGTTAAATCACCAGATGCCCAAAAGTTTTTACCACTCATAATAGCATTACGATTGATTGAAGGAATTAAACCAGTTGTCCTAAACCAATCCATTTGAGCTACTCTAGAGATACCATCACGTTGAGCTATTGTTTCATAAGCGGCTACAACATCTGAGTCTTTAATAGTAAACTTACCCCCTGCTGGACCTACTAATGGTTGGTCAACTCCTAGATCAGACCAAAGACCAGTTTCCATATGTTTCTCAACATTAGCCATAACTTGCTGTTGAAAGTAAAGTGGTTCTTGTGCTTTTAGTATCTGCTTATCACGAGCATCAAGTGTGTTGTTGATGATTGCAACATCTTTTGAGTATTTAGATACGCCTAGTTGTTGGTTTCTATCTAACCACCTGTAGATGTTATTACGTCCAGTATCACCAACAGTATTCCTAGCTATTTCTACAGCATAGGCATTAATAGTATCCCAAGGAATACCATACGCAGCCTGAAACTTAGAGAAGAGTTCGTCTGTTGCATCATCACGAGCTTTTTGTTGTAACTCAGAAATAGAAGCCTGTACTGCAAACTGATTGGTAGGCAGCATCATCTGTCTATTGTTAATAGCAAGAGCTTCTGTAAATACTTCGTCTAACTTGTTATTTAGTTGATACTCACGTTGTTTAGGATTAAACGATTGCGTAAAAAAGGTAAGATTACCTAGCTCAAGGTCTTGTTGAAAAGCCTGTGCAAGTTGTTCATCACCTGACTGAGCAACCTTATCTATATATGGTTGCATAATTGCAGCACGTCTATCCCTGACTTCTTCAGGAGTCATCTCTAAGTATTCTTGAGTATTAGCAGGATCAGCGAAGTCATCAAAGGCTGCTGATAAAGCTTGTGATGCTCCTAGTCTTGCATCAAATGCACGAGCAGAAGCAATACCTTTTTCTACTTCTCGCTTTTGTTTGACTTTCTTTTCGTATTCAATTTTAGCTACTGTCTCAACAGCAGGGGCAACAGCCCTAATAAAAGCACCAAGTTCGCTTTCTTGTTCTGGTATTTCTGGTGGACGAACATAAGTCTCCACAGGTCTAGCCGTTGGCTGTAACCGTGCAGAAGGACGCATCCGTTCTACAGGTACTCTAGTTTGTGCCATTTGTTGCTCCTATTAAAGTGCTTCAGGTGTTTCAGCTATTGTTCTTGCTCTTGTTGTATTACTGCCAAAAGGAGAGTTATACTTTCCTGCTGGTTTTACTTCATACTGTTTATAAGAAGCATAACCGCTTGCCCCAGCACTAATAGCCGCAGCTAAGAAGCTAGGTTGTGTACCCTGAGGCATGGAGTTAATTCTAGACTCAGCCTCCGCAGAAGCACCCATCTTTTCTAACTCTATTTGTCTTTCAATATTCTCAAGGTTTCTATTAATTGTGGTTACACCACGAAGTTTTTGTGCCGTATAATCAGCAAGCAGCATATCAACAGAACCACCAGTAACACCAGCTTCACCAGCAGCTACTACTGCACGTTCACGCATTTCTAAAGCTTCTATAGCTTGTTTCTGTTTAGCCTCACCAGCAGCCTCAGATTCCTGAATAGCCCTCTGATTGAGTGACTGTATCTTTAAGTCTCTTGCTTGCGCTGCTGCAATTCTGTTTTGATCATAACGTGCTTGTACTTCATCGGCTTGTCTACTTGCTTCTAAAAACTCAATGCCTGTAGAAGCGGCTGACAAACCAGCCATAATCATAGTAGGTTCACACATCTCTTATCCTTACAAATTCTAAAAAGGGTCTATCTCCTACCCCCCATTTATCATGCTTTTTAATAAACGTGAAGCCCACAAAACGAAGCCAGTTGATAGCTTTAGTGTAGTCTGCATCACAAGCATTTACGAGTATAGGATACTTATCATTCATATGTTCTACCCAAACACGAGACCTTCTCAGAAAGGGCAACCAAATCTTTTCTATAGGAGGTGCGGTAAGAAGCCACGGTATGCCCATTATTTCATCATACCTAGCTATTCCATACATACCAGCAATCTCTCCTGTGTCGGAGACAATAATAGTACTACAGTCTTCGGACTCGTCAAAGCCTACCTGTAGTGCTTCTTTTACATTACCATGTGAGGAGAGTACTTCAATAGCATCCTCTCTCCTTAGATTAATTGATAGATAGTCTACATCTTCTTGAGTACTCTTTCTCACATGACCTTGCATTACATTCTCCTAGAACGAAGTACAAAGAATCCTTCCCACTCTGCTGATTGGAAGACACAGGGCAGATGACTATCACTCTCTAGAGTAATTGTGGTTTCATCAGCGTGTCCAATAACACCAAAGCGATAAGTGCCTGAATCAATAGCAGCCTTATTTAAGAGGTTAGCACCACCACCAACAATACGTCCTGTAAAGGTACGCTCGTATATATCTCGTTTTAGTGGTTGTATCTTAACCTTGAAGAATCCTGTACTATTGTAGGTTACTGCGTAGTTTCTAATATGCAGTATACCTGTTGTTATGGGTTTATTATCTTGTTTAATTACTGGTTCAGAAAACTGGTACTTGAACGTAAAAGGAATACCAGCATAAACTACTTCGCCATCAGCGAGTAGTGCTGCTACACTCCCTACTTGTATAACTCTACCACGTTGGTCAACATACTTTAAGTTAGTATCTGAATATGGTACTGTTGTAGTTCCACCAGTTTCTAGTCTTACTCGTCTATCTAAGAAGATAGGAAAGCTACCTTCTGTGTATAACGTAGCATTGTCTACTGATAGATTAAGTCTTTCTAAGTAGAGGTTAGTACCTCTCTTAATTAGTATATCAATATCAGCACGGTTAAAAGAAAACCCTACTACATCACCATCAAATACCCAGCGTGACCAAGAGGCCTGAAGCTTCTCTCGTCCTGACCAGTAGTATCTATATACATAAATAGCTTCACTGTCATTAGTCGTCTGTAAGAGCAGCATATCCTCGTTAGAGGACGCTTGAATACTCTTGACTTCACCGTTTAGATACTCAGGAACGTGCGCTGTAATTTCACTAGCGTCATTAACGTCTGTGTCAGTATCAACAAAGTACTCCCAGCATCCTGCCCATGCACCACGCTTAGAGGCAAAGTAAACATACTTACCAGCCTGTGCTGGCTTTGCTCTTAGGGATGCCTCAAACTCTGTGGTGTTAGCCACGTTGATAGTCTCAGGAGTTAGGAGAGGTTCTGCTGTAACTTTGAACTGCGTAAGGTCTGAGAAGAGCAGTAGGCTCTCGTTGAATGGTACAGCGTGTTTGAGGATACTAACCTTGTTAGAGGACACAGCCACGTCAATGGGGTCACTATCTACAATGGTTAGTGTTGTCTTACGGAAAAAGTCAAACTCAAGAAACTCACCAGCACGAGCAAAGATAACATTCTCGTCTGCT